GATAGAATCTACGGTGGTACTACCCTAACAGGTAACGGTCATTATATACTAGACTTCTTTACTAAAGACAGAGCTTCAGCTTCAGGACTCAGTGGATTAACTAAACCAACGGACACAGAAACTTCTAGGTTTAGATGCGCTGAGTCTTTTTCTGGTAGGGTTTTCTACGCAGGTATTGACAGTGCTGAAAATGCTGGTACAATACTATTCTCTAAAGTTGTTGAAACAGTAGATGACTTAGGTATATGTCACCAACAGAATGATCCTACAGCAGAATATTTGTCAGACTTATATGCTACAGATGGTGGTGAAATAAGAATACCTGACGCTGTTAAGATACAAAGATTATACGCTTATCAAAACTCTCTTTTCGTATTTGCTGAGAATGGCGTATGGCAAATCTCTGGTGTTGACGGTGTGTTTAGAGCAACAGAGTTTTCTGTCAACAGAGTTACTAGGGTTGGTTTACTCCAGCCTCAAACATTCGTAGAAGCTGAGGGTGTTCCTTTCTGGTGGTCAAGGTTTGGCATACACACACTAACTACAGACCCTGTGTCAGGTCAGGGTACTGAGCAAAACTTAACTATTCCTACTATTCAAACATTTTGGGATGCTATTGACGCAGACGCTAAACTAAAAGTTACTGCAGTTTATGACGCTATCAACAAAAGAATATATTGGGGTTATCCTGACGCAAATGAAACTGTAGCTTCTAAACTTAACAACTTTTTAATTCTTGATGTACCTCTTCAGGCTTTTATACCTTGGAGAGTTTCAGATCAAACCTCTGGTACAGATTGTATTGTTGGACTAGCTTTCTATTCAGGTTACGGTGCTAGTGAAGTCGCATTAGACGTTACAGCAAATAATGGTATAGATGATGTTGTTACTTCAGCAGGTGACGATGTTGTATCTACACAAATATCTAATACAACTACAGGAGACCCTGCTATTGTTTTAATATGTAGGGATGGTGGTACAAATAAAATAACCTTTGGTGCATTTACAGCTATTGACTTTTTAGATTGGGGTGATACAAATTACTCATCTTTTGCTGAAACAGGTTACGACTTTATAGGTGATGTCATAACTAAAAAGAACGCACCTTACATTGTAACATACTGTAGAGTTACAGAAACAGGATTTACTGGTAATGAAACTGCAGGTTACGAACCTATTAGACCTTCAGGTTTAAATGTTTCTGCTGCTTGGGACTTTGCTGAAAACTTTGGTACAGCACAACAGGTGTATAGATTAAAGTTTCCTGTGTTTCCTGACAACAGTGATCTATCAGACTTTGATTATCCTCAGGATGTTATTACATCAAGAGTAAAAATACGTGGACATGGACGATCCATGAGAATTAAATACGAAAGTGAACAGGGTAAAGACTTCTTGCTCCTAGGTTGGGGTATGATACAAGGAAGGAACCCTAGATACTAATGTCTGAATACACAATTAGGGATGCTACCCAAGAGGATGTCTTGGATATTGTCCTAGCAGTAAAACAATTCTGTAAAGAAATACCTCATCCAGCTTGGTCTAAGATAAACACAAACAAGATTAATGAACTAGTAACTACTTTAATAGAACATGAAATAGGTTTTGTAAAAGTAATAGATCACAATGATGAAATAGTAGGTGCTCTTATAGCAATGGTTACTGAGTTACCTATTAACGACTTTAAGTTTGCCCAAGAGATAATGTTTTGGATTGACCCTGAGCATAGAAATGGAAAGACTTCAATGAAACTAATAAACGAATACACACTATGGTCTGAACAAGTAGGTTGTAGTTTTGCTAGACTATCTGAGTTAGACAATCTTCTTAGTAACAGAGTGGGTGTTCTCTTTAAACGTAAAGGCTATAAGCCTATAGAAACTGCTTACATAAAGGAAATATAATATGGCAATTTTTACAGCTATTGGATTAGGTTTTGGAGCAGCAGCTACTGTAGGAGGTATCGCAGTTACAGCAGGTGGAGCAGCTTTAACTCTAGGAACAGCAGCTACAGCTTATGGTGTTACTAAAACTGTTAAGTCAGCTAAACAGGCTTCTGCTGCAGCACAGGCTCAAACTGCTGCTATTGAAGTTCAACAAAAACAACAGGCTGCTGCTGAAACTAGACAACGAAGGGCTGCTATCAGACAAACTCTTAGAATAAGTAAAGCTCAACAAGCTGCTAGAGCAGGTGGAGCAGGTATAGGAGTATCTGCTATGGGTGGTTTTAGAGGATCATTGTTTTCTCAATTAGGAGCTAACTTAGGTTTTGGTAGTATGATGTCAGGTCTTAGTGCTGAACGATCTGCATTTAGCCAACAAGCTTCTATACTAGGTGGTCAAGCTCAATACTCTGCTGCTCTGGGTGGATTAGGTTTTCAGTTTGGTTCTATGTTTTTACCTAATATAAACACATTATTAGCTAATTCAACCTCAGCATCAGGATTACCAGAGTAATGGTATCTCTTTTAACCTTAAATCAAAAGGTTCTTAATGAAGAAATACTAAGAGCACAAACTCTAGACTTTCCTGAAAAAGAATCTTTTAATCCTAGAAGCCTTGTCGAAAGACAAAAGGCTCAGGAGATAGCTATTACTACCAACATACCTGTAGATCAGGTTGAGGCTGAACGTGCAGCAGGTGATGAAAGCTCACAGACTATAGCTAAGAACGAAGGTTTAAATCTAGACTACGCAATAGCAATAGAACAAGGCTACAGAGATGGCCTTGACGTTGATGAAGTAGCTGAGTTAATTAAGGATAGAACTGAGAAGGGTGAGGATATGTCCATCCCTGAGTACCTTCTCATACAAAACCTTATGTTAGCTGACAATGATGTTAGTCCTGCAGCTTCAAGAACACTGACAAACATGACACTCTGGAACAACATGCTTCAGAGAGAACTAGAAAAGAATGATCAGTCAGGTATCTCCAAGGTCTTGTCCTTTCTGGATGTCAATGTTCTCAGAGAGCTTACAATAGGAGCCTTTGAGAATGTAACCTTCAGATCAAACAGAGAAGGTGAAGACATCCGTAGAGCTTTCAATACTCTTAATGCTTCAGAGTTTGAGAAGTGGGCTATGGAGTACATAGAAGACCGTAAGGCAGAAGGTATCTTTTCAGAGGACAGCATCTGGAACTTGTACAAGTCTGCTAACGATGCTACCTACCTAGGTGACGATCCTATGGCTGGACTCATGGCAGTCTTTGGCGTAGCTGATATTGCTGCGCTGGGTACTACAAAGATTGTCAGAGGACCAATAACTGCTGCTGTAGCTGGTGGTAAGAAAACATTTACTACCTCTGCTGAACAGGCGAGTAAGCTTTTAAGCCTAACAAGGTCACGTTCACCAGTGGATACTGTAGCTGTAATGGGTGATGAGGTTCAAGCAGCAAGTGCAGCAACAAGATTAGTAGATGATCTAGGTGCTCAGACAGACCAGATAAACGCAGGACGTACACTTCCTGAAGACTTAGACCCTGTGAGAGGACCAGTAGAACGTCCTAGTCAGGTTGTTACACGACAGGGTGTTCTAAAGAACAGAATTGTAGAGGAATTAGAGTTAGCAAACCGAAGAGGAAGCTTTGGTGAACTGCTACCTAGAACTGTACTTGATGAATTAGCTAGTGCTACAGCTAGAAATGTCGCAGCTAAGACAAATAATGTCGCTATGAAGAGCTTCGTAAAGATAGCTGAAGGTTCTGATGACTACAAAGTTGTAGTACGAATGGGTAAAGATGGCACAGGTGCACCATTCAGACGTAAAATGGACGCTGAAGCCATAGCTGCTACAGATCCTAGCCTTAATGTTGTCAAAAGAGAGCAAGGTAGAGGCTGGTTTATTGAGACAGAAAAAAGATTAGACATCTCCGAAGCTGCACCAATGGCTGAGATTGTTGAAAAAGGCAGTTTCATTGGTGATGCAATCAATAAAGTGTTTGGTGCTTCAACAATACGACTAGGTGACAGGCTAGGTGCTAAGTTTTTACAGGCTGAGGCAGGACAGGCTCTAGTTGGAGACTTGGTAAAACCTTACCAAAAGAAAATACGTGCAGTAAAAGGTAAAGAATTAGAAAACTTATCTGACTTTTTTACAAAACTACGTGATGGTGAGTTGTCTTACCTACGATTTGCTCCAACAAAAGAATCATTCGAGAGTATGTACAAGACATACTACGGCAAATCCCCTAGTAAAAGCACTGTAGAAGCCTATGATGCAGTAATTGACATAAATGATGCAGCTTGGCACATTCAAGCGTCTGCTAGACTAAAACGTGCAGTAGCTCTAGACGGTGTAATGGCTAGATTCTCCGATGATTTTGAGGCTGTAGCTTACAGAGTAAGTGCTGGGCAGGTAGATGATGAGTTTGTTCTCGATTTGTCCACACTAAGGCCAATCAGAAGAGAAAAACTAACAGGTGATCAGATACTTTATAAGACACCTGAGCCTTATCTTGATCATGTTTACTTTACTAATGTCAAATCCACTAGAGTTCTAGAGCGTATTGACATTATGCCTTACAACATTGGTGGTCCTAGAACTAACGCACAGTTTAGGTGGTTCTTAGGTACTGTCAAGGAGCAGAGACTAGCCTCAGGTAAGACTACATCTGTAGGTTTCAAGACTTTGCTTGGTTCTTTCGGTAAGGATCAGATCCAAACTGCAGCAAAACAGATAAACACTATCTCAACAAAAGTCGATGAACTTATGAGAAACAACGGTGTTACAGATTTACAACAGTTGTCTCTATCTAGGGCTGAGTATGATGAACTAGGTGACGTAATACGTGCAAACAATCTTTGGAACAGACATATCACAGACCTAGAAGACTTACAAAAGCTAGGCAGAGAGTACAACTTCAACTTCAATGAGAAGTTTGCAGCTAAAGCTAGAGATGAGCAAATATCTATCAAAGAGGCAGGTGAAGATCCTACTCGCATAGGTATCTCAGTAGGTGAGGACGTAAGTACAACACTAAACAGCCAACGTATGAGGCGTGGTGACACACCTCTTATGGAGTTTGGTGGTAAGAAAGCTACAAATGACAACCCTATCTCAGCTATCGCTGATCAGTTTGGTTCAGAAGTATATGGGTATGCCAATCGTGCAGCTACACAAAATGCTATAGACGGTTGGAATAAACTAGCTGGTGTCAATGAAGGTCTAATCAAGAACTGGAATGAGATACAAGGGCTAGACCCTATGACTAGGTTTATGAAAGCCGAAGTAACCAAGACAGGTAAGTTCAATGACATAGCTGCACAACTACGTGAACAACAAGACATCATTAAACGTAGATTAAACCAACCAACTTGGTTGAGTGACAAGTGGGAAACATTTACAAGGTCAGCTACTGAGGCTGTATTTGAGCAAACAGGTTTGAAACTAGACCTAGCTAAGACTGACCCTGCGTCACGTCTACTTCAGGTAGGTTTCTACTCTAAATTTGGTTTCTTTAATCCTGATCAGTTTGTTTTACAGGCTCTACACAGTACGACTATAGTAGGTATTTCACCTAAGGCTGGCACAAAAGCTCTAGGTTTGTCAATACCTATGATGATCATAGCAAACTTACCTGATAGTGCTACTAGAAGTCTAGCTATCAAACGTCTAGCTAAAACTTCAGGTCTGGAAGAAGCTGAGTTAGACACTCTTGTCAAGTATATTGATCAGAGTGGACGTAATATTATTGACAATCAGGTCATAGAACTACAGGCTCCACAAAAGTTTGGTGCGTCTAGTACATTAGTAGGTAAAGCTCAACAGTCTGTAGGTACATTCTTAGATAAGTCAACACTGTTTTTTAGAGAAGGTGAGAGAGCCTCTCGTATGACAGGTATTATTACAGCTTTCTTAGAACATAGAGCTAAACGCCCTGATGTCAGCCCTCTATCTCCTGCAGGTAAAACTTGGATTACTAACAGGGAACAAGACTTAACATTCCGAATGACTACAGCTTCAAGAAGCTTTGCTCAAACAGGACCTATGCGAGTTCCTACTCAGTGGTTAACCTTCAGCTTACGAGCTATGGAAAACATTGCTGTAGGTAGAAACTTTACAGCAGGTGAAAGAGCTAGAATGTTCCTAGTTATGGGACCTATGTGGGGTATGACAGGGCTAGGTATAGGAAGGTCTACAGGATACATAGTAGAAAAGATGGGCTACAGCCCTGATGATCCTCAGGCTGTCCAGACATTTAACATGATAAAGTATGGTGCTTTTGATCAACTTCTAGGTTGGGGTCTAGGCACTGAGACTGCATACGCTCAACGTGCAGCACCTCTAGGTCAAATCAAAGATACTCACAGAAAGCTTATGGAGGAGTCACTATTGACAACTTTATTTGGCCCCTCTGGTGAGATCTTTGGTGACATGAAAAGTGCAGCATCCAACGCTATCAGAGCTATGTATGGTGGTAGAACCGAATCAGTTAGAGAAGACTTAACACAACTTTTACGTAACTTGTCAACCGTAGATAAAGCTGTTAAGATTAGAGAACTGATAGAATCAGGAAACTACAGAAGTAGAACTAGAAAACTTGCTGTAAGTAACCTACCTCCAGAAGCTGCTGCTGCAGTATTGTTTGGTGCTACTCCTGCACCAGTGCAAAACTACTATGATTACAACGAAATGATCTATAGTAAAAATAAGACCTATAAAGATCTAAGAAATAGGCTTAATCAAAAGGCTACTCTTGCTATTGAACTCTTGACAAAGGGTGATGAACGTGATATGGTAAGAGGAACAAAACTATGGCAAGAAATATCAGATGAACTATGGGCATCTAACTTGTCAAATGAGCTAAAGGTATCACTTCAGGATAGCCTTGTGAATGTTGGAGCAATACCAGATATTCTAAGAAATGCTCAAAGATTAGACCTAGGTTTTGAAGCTGGTCTACTATCTCAACAAATGTATTAAGGAAATATTATGGCTGATTCTTATTCTGTAGACATTGGTGATGCAGGTGCAAGCTATGCTCAAGGTGTTACGTATCCTAGTGCTACGGAGATGGGTGCTGCTGCTGCAGGTATCAACGCATTAAGCAAAGGTTTGTTTGGTGTCTTAGACAGTATGACATCAACAAGTAAACAACCTTCTGAAGGTTCTATAAACAGGCAACTATACTCAGAGTTTTCTAAAGAACTTGATGGTCTGAAAGGCCAAGGTGATCTGAACGTAAGAACTGGTCTAAACTCTCTGATTACTAAGTACTCCAAGCAAGGTCTAAAGATAGATGAGAATGTATCTAGGCTAGTCAAGGTTACAACTGGTGTAGATGTTGACTATCTCAATGTTGATCCTTATCAGGAACAACTTAACATGATGAACCAAAAGCTATCTGAGAACCCAGCTTACGTATTCCTAGCTAGAGATAAACTACTAGCTGACGGTGTTGAAAACCCATCAGATTCAGCAGTGCTTGAGAAAGCTATCAGTTTAATAGCTCAACAAGAAACTGCAGCCTTAGTTATATCCAACGCTAACACAATGTCTGCTGCTGAGTTTACTCAGAATGAGATGATGATGATAAACACCTTGGAAAACACAAGGGAGCTTGGACTAAAGGCATTGTCAATAGAAATAGCTGGTGGTAATGTAAGCCCTGAGAGTTTACAACAACTCAAGGGTCAGATACAAATACTCAAAGGTAAGTTTATACAGCCTAGAGGTGTGTCAGATCAGGAGTTCCAAGGGGTTCAGAAACGAATAGATCAGCTTGATGAACTTGTAGAGTTTATAACAAACTACGATACAGACATCTTAAATAAACTCAAGGGTGACACACTAAACAAAGTTGACTTAGCTATTGTCAAGCAGCTAGAAGCTACTGATGTAGACCTTACACTACAGAGGGCTATCCTAGGAAACCTAGACAAACTCTCTGAGGTTGTGTTAAACAGAAGCTACCCTGAAGTTGTTGGAATAATGAAGGGTGTATCAGCAGATGACATAGGGTATGAAGCACTTCAAGTATTTGAAGACTTACCTATGCAAAATGAAGATGGCACTACTGACGCTACAATAGACGTAACTGAGTTAAACACTACTGATCAACTTCATACACTAAACTCAGTACAAAAGATTGAGGACATGACAGCCTCCTCAAGAAAGAGTAACCTAGATTATTCACTTACTTTTGAGGTTCTGTCACTAGAGCCTACAGCTATGGAGTCAGATGAGAACGCTAGGAACCTTCTTCTAAAAGGTATTGATAGAAGTTCTTTAATTATAGCTAAATCTGAAGAACTTATTATGGATCAACTATTTGATCCTAATAGAGGACTATTAAGCAACAAAACTTTTGAGTTATTAAAGAAAGTAAAACCTTTTAATCCTGAGGGTGTAGAGTTAGCCAAGAAACAGATAATGAACGCTGTACAAGAGCAAGCTAATGTTTTCTTTACATCTATGTCAGGTGCTACTCAGAACAATCTCTTCCAGATAAAAGGTAAAGGAAGAGTAGACTTCAGAGGTGAGGGTAGACCTAGAGCTTTCAGAGATGGTTCAGTCCAAGCATTTGCTGATCAACACTATGGTGGTAATATCTTTAGAATGATCAAGGACAATGGCTCTAGATTGTCAAGATCAGACAAGACTCGCTTACGTGAAAAAGGTTTTGACATGCTTCTGTTCCACAAAGACTACAAAGAGATTGACAAGATAAACCAAATGACAAGACGTTACGCAGAAGCTTGGAGAAAGCTTGGAGGTAACGCAGATAAGTTTGAGAGTATGTTGTTAATCAATCAAGAGAAAGGAACTACTGAAGCACCTATGGGTTCAATAGCTAGACCTTGGCCTATTGAATGGTCAAACGATCATACAATAGATGATCAGTTTTTCTTTGATCTACCTGCTGGCTCATACTACCTAGACATCAACGGTGATACTAGAAGGAAATAGGAATGGCTGAAGGTCATGTGTCTATGTCAGGTACTCTGATCAGTCAGAAACCTGTTATAGCAGAACAAAGAGAAGAAGTGGTAGAGACTATAAAGTCTGTTGAGCAACCTCATGTTTCGATGCGAGGGCAGTTAATTACAAAGAGAATACAAGAGGCAGTCGATGTTATTCAAGGCGGTATACAAGCTATGGATCAACCGCAACCACAACCTGAGCCTGAGAGGACACCCTTTGATCCAGACAGACAATTTTATGAATCAGGTGTTGATATTGAACAAAGGTTTCCTAGTGAGACTGGCACTACTTCTGAGTCTACTACTTCTGCTGTTGGGGAGGTGCGGCCTTCCAGTAAAAAAGTAGAACCTTGGAGAGAAACCTTGTTTGAGTTTCTTAAAAAAGAAGAAAAGTTTAGAGGTGAAGCATATAGAGCTACTCAAGGCGAGGAGTTTTTAACTATAGGTTATGGGCATTACGGATCGGATGTTGAAGAAGGTCAAACAACAACTGAACAAGAAGCCCTAGTACAATTAAGACAGGATATAGAAGAAAGAGTACCTGAGATAGAAAAAGCTATACCTTCTTTTAATACATTTTCAGATAACTTAAAAGTACAAATAGCTCAAAGTTGGTTTAGAGGTGGAATGGCAGGAAGTCCTGATACAATAAATTTAATTAATGAAGGTAAGTTTAAAGAAGCGTCTGTTGAGTTTTTAAATAATAAAGAGTATAGGA